CCCCTTCGGCTAAACCGATACTTTTCTAGTGAGGAGATTAACTCTCGTTAATCTAGGAAATCATCATTGGCCGGATCGTAAGGAATTGATACTTCTTTCGCTGCTTCATTTCTGGAGTTGCGAATCAGTACGAATCCCTTAATGATAGACGAAGCCCCCTATTTCCTATCCGCATTTCTGCGGCCTGGAAGGAGGAACTTCGGAGACAGTGGAGGTATGATGCGAATGTCAAACGCTATGCGTTCTAGTTCCATCAATTTCCCTGACTCTCTCTATCCCTCGTAAGCTGCTTGCATGTCAACCAAATTGGCCTTTAGAGCTGCCATTACTGGTATGCTCCATGGGTCCAATTTCCAGTTTTCACGCTCGCAGACGTCAAGTAGATTACGGAACAGGCCATTAATGTCCTGAACCTGCATCTTCATGGCGTCCAGCATCAAGTTCGCTTTAATGGTCGCGATCCCTTCAATAAGAAGAGACCGTGTCTGATTAAAACTGGTATTACACGACAGTGGAATTTTCCAAAGTCGTACCAAAGGCCAAAGTCTAGACTCGTCTAGGCCTTTCCCTTGGGACCAGCTTAGAGAAAGAATGTTTCGAGTTAGTCTAGAGGCAAAACCTCCTTTGACTCCCTATGAAACAAACTAATCTTTAAGTGGTCTAATATCGAGAATTGATGCTGAATACCCTCTTCTGGTCGCCTCATTAAGGACTCCTAGAAACTCAACCCAATGGGTTGAAGTTTCAACGAGACCATTAATTGGGTAACCAGTAACCTCTTGGTCTTTGAAGAAGAATCTCTTTGCAAATTCGAAGGAATCATTTGATACCTACGTTTTCGCTTTAGAGACCTCGACTCCAAGTCCTTTTAGGATACGAAGGTATTCTTGGCTTACAAGGTTGTCGCGTATTACAATATCATCACCAAGCTATCTGTAATGGGGGAAGAATTTCTTCCATCCAGCACACCTAGCTGCGTATTGCACCATCACGTGATGTGAAAGTGCAAAGGAAGACCATGATGAATAGGCTCCCATTGGTTGACCCGCTGCGTATTTAACTACGCAGCCAGTCCAATCAAGGAATGGCTATTCAGTCATGATTGTTTTCCACGCTTGACTCTCTTGTGAACCGAATAGACAACCCATGACTTCAGTAATGAAGTCTACGGGAAATCTATCGGTAGCATTTGAGAGATCAATGGAATGATACTGTTGGCCCTTAGGACCAAAGGGTTGCACTGCTTGTCCAAAGGTGACATCTGTCTTCCCCTACTTTGAAATAATCGTCATAAGACGGTTATGGTAGGGTTTAAGAACAGTTTGACTCCAATAGTCAAGCATAGCAACAACACGGGATTTACCATCCACATCCTGTACTACCGCCTACCTTCTCTAAGTTTCCTTAGAAGCAGGCCAGCGATCCGTCCAGTAAGTGGTCAGTTCATCCGGGATTTGACTTAGGATATCAGCGACTTTTATACTGAGTGTTTGGATAGCTTCCTACTATGTAGGGTTCTACCTGACTAGCTTAGCATCAAGTACCGCTGACCACTAGGCCATACCCTGTGGACCTTTGGTTGTGGTAGCGTGAAGACGCTCCCACTCCACGTCCTGCAACAGAG